CAGCATTAGTTAATGCTAATCTTTTCAACTTTATTCCAAGTGCAGATGCCTTAGGTGAGTATTATTTACATGGAACAAACGTAAAGATTGTACCAGTACCAGGATTGAGCGGAACTGCTAAAGCATACGCATTAAGAACATCTAATATGTTTATGGGTGTAGACTTAGAAAACGAAGAAGAAGAATTGAAGACATGGTACTCATTAGACTATGATTCAGTATTTATGAGAATGAAATTCAAATTAGGAGTTCAAATTTCACAACCAACAGAGGTAGTAAAATTCACAATATAATTTAAGGGGGTTAATAGCCCCCTTTTTAAACTTAAAAGGAGAAAACAAAATATGGCATGTGCAATAGTTAGTTCATACGCCTTAGACTGCAAAGATGCAGTTGGAGGTATCAAAAATATTTACATTACGGAACTTGCAAATGTTACAGCGGTAACAGAAAATGCAAGTGGATTTGTGACAGCGATTACAAAAACAGGTGGAACAAAGTTTTACAAGTATGCTTTGTTGCCAAGAGCCAAAAATGATTTCACTCAAAACATTATGGCAGATGCTGCATTGGGTACGGTTGCATTTGAGCAAACCATCAATACTAACTTTACGAAGTTGGCTTATGTTACTCAATTTCAATTACAGACTTTAATTCAAAACAGATGTTCAGTAATAGTAGAAACTAAATCCGGTCAATACTTTTTATTTGGAAAAGAGAATGGTGTTGAAGTAACCGCAGGTAGTGCCAATTCAGGTGCAGCGATGAATGAGTTCAATGGTTATATCTTGACCTTTACAGGAATGGAGAAAGCATTAGCGAATGAAGTTCAAGGAAGTATTATCGCAGCATTATTGACTTAAAATTATTATTCATAAGAATTAAAATTAGCCACTCTTAAATAGGGTGGCTTTTTTTTTAGCAAAATTTCACACGAGTTATATATATAAGTAGTGATAAGAATTAACCAAGACATAAACCAAAATATTTATGTGACTTTAACCGAGAATAAAGTCGGAACAAGTGATTATTATTTGATGGAATGTACAAACCAAGTTACGAATGATATTTCATATTGTATATTATTTGGAGATAGTAGTAATTTCAAAGAAAGGTATAACACATTTCGAATAACTTTAGACCCTGATAATATAAATAAAGGAATAAGCAAACATTTATACTTGCCTTACAGCGGATTCTATACTTATGTTATATTTGAAACGACATTAACAACAGAGCAATATGATGTTTTAACCGATGCAGAGCAAGCAACTACTTCAATATTAGGGCAATTAGAAACTGGCTTACTTTGGTACATTCCAACTGCACAAAATAACACAGAATATAATCCAACTGATTCAACTACCTTTGTTTACACACCACAATAAATGACAGATAAAAAAGAATATAATCCGAGTGTAATGGTGCTTAAATTTACGAATGATAAAGTGCCTACATTTGTTGAGCCTAAGTCTTCGCAAAGATTAAAGTATGTTAAGTATGGAGAGAATAATAACTACCCTAACTTTCTACTAACTTTATTCAACCGAAGCGCAAAGCATAACGCAATTTTAACAAGCAAGCAGCAATACATAACTGGTCAAGGTTGGATGTTTGATGAGTTAGGAATGGAAGGAGAAGAAGTAGTTGAATTAAAAGCATTTATAGATACACCTAATCCTTACGAAACACTAAAAGACTTACTTAATAAGACAGACTTAGATTGTGAGATTTTTGGAGGTTGTTATTTAAAAGTTGTTAGCGACAAAAAAGGTGGTATTTCAGAAATTTATCATGTTAATTATTGCGATGTAAGAAGCACAGAAGATAACAGCGAATTTTATATAAGTGATAAATGGTTAAATAGTGAAGGTGGCGAGAATACTAACATCAAAGAAGATGAATATAAGACCTTACCACCATTCGACCCAAGTTTAAAGAAGCTACCAAGTGAAAGTATTTATTATTATAAATCGTATAGACCTAACATCAATACTTACACATTACCCGAGTACATTGGTGCAATTCCTGCAATTATTACTGATGCTGAAATAGCAAATTTTCATAGAGCCGAAATACAAAATAGTTTCAAAGGTTCTAAAATGATTGTGTTCAAAAATGGTGTACCTTCAGATGAAGAAATGAAGTCAACAGAACGCAAGTTAAAAGCTAAGTTCACACCAACTGACAACGCAGGTAGTATAGTAATTGATTTCGTAGATGACCCGAATAGAGTACCTGAAATATTAGACTTAGCAGCAGGAGATTTTGATAAGAAGTATGAAGCGTTAAACGATACGATACAACAAGAAATATTTGTTGGACATAAGATTACATCACCAATGTTATTTGGGGTGAGAGTAGAAGGTCAATTAGGTGGGCGCAATGAAATGGTTGATGCTTACAATTTATTTGCTAATACATACGTTAATCCAAAGCAAAGAGTACAAGAAGAAATATATAATCTATTCGCACCAGTTAAAGGAAAGCTAAAAATAAAAGCATTAGAGCCAATCATGCCAAGTTTTAGCGAACAAACTTTGATGACCATTTTAACAAAGGATGAGATGCGAGAAATTATAGGTCGCAAACCATTAGACATTCAAACTAATGTTAATTCAACTATTAGCGATGCCTTAAATTCATTAAGTCCATTAGTAGCGAATAAGGTTTTAGCTTCATTAAGTCAAGATGAAATAAGAAGTATAGTAAACAAGCCACCATTAGCAGCCGATGCAGTTCTACCAACAGATAGTCCTGCACAATTCTCAAAGTGTTCACACGATGAAATAGCAGATGATGATTTAGACTTTAGTATTTTCTCAAAGTATGGAGAACCTATTGAGAATTTTGTAAGCATTAAGCATAAGAAATTTATGTTTAGTTCGCAGCAATTCGCACTGACTAAACAAGACAATGGAGTATTAGATTTGATTCAAAAAACACCTAATATCACGATTGAAGATTTAACAAAGATTTTAAAGACAGATAAGACCTCAATCATTGAAAGTTTGACAGCATTAGGAGATGAAGGTTTGATTGACTTAGACAGCGAAGGCAAGATAAGTTTAACAAGGTCAGGCGCAAGAAAAGTAGTACCAAGTTTTCAAGAACTTTATATCCGTTATAGATACGTTTTAAGACCCGATGCACCTGCATTAGTTAAAGGTGGAACAAGTAGACCTTTTTGTGAAGCAATGATGGCAAATCCACGTTACTTTTCAAAGGATGACATAGATAAAATTGGTCAAGAATTAGGTGCAATATATGGAATACCTAACTATGATGCTTTTAGGCGAAGAGGTGGATGGTATCACGACCCTAAACAAGATGTAAACTTGCCTTTTTGTAGGCACGTATGGGAACAATCTCTTATAAAAAGAATTAAATAAATAACAAAATATGTCTACATTTAAAGTATTTATTTTGTATATTTGTTGCATGATAACACTATACGAAATTATTTGCCCAATATCTACTAAGGTTGTTTATATTGGAATTACAAAAAATGTTGCATTAAGATATACTCAACATATGTGGGGTAATAAAAAAGATTCAAAAGAAAAATCTGATTGGTGTAATAGTTTAAAACAAAAAAATTTAGTTCCAATTTTAAACATTATTGAATCTAATTTATCAATAGAAGATGCAAGAAAAAGAGAAAGAAGATTAATTGTTGATAATATAAATAAAGGTAATAATATTTTCAATATAAATGATTGTACATTATATTATCAATACACAAAAAAAGGTGAATTAGTTGGGGTTTTCTATACTATTAGAGAAGCAAAAAAAGAAACGGGAATATTGCCTAAAATTAATGGTTATACATCAGGCGGTTTTGTTTGGACTAATGGAGTTTTTGATGCAAGTAAATTAGAAATATACTCAAAATCAAAAGAAGTACTTTGTAAAGAAGTTCATCAGCTACATAAAGACGGGACATTTATACAATCGTTTAAAGGTGTTCGTGAAGCTTGTAGACAAACAAATATAGACCATCGAAGTATTGCCCAAGTTGCAGGTGGTTCTAAAATAAGAAAAACAGCGGGCGGTTATAAATGGAAATATATATAAGATAATGGCAAAAGCAATTTTTTTAAGCGAAGCAACATTAAAGCAAGAATCAATTTTGCAAGATAATGTAGATATGAAGGTAGTAACACCAACGATAATTGACGTGCAATCGTTTTATATACTACCGATATTAGGAACAGCATTGTATAATGATTTTGTAACAAAGATTATAGCAGGAACATTGAGTAATTCGTACAAATTATTACTTGATACTTACATCACACCTGCAATGATTTGGTATGTTAGATATGAACTACCTTTAAATATTAATTACAAGTATTTCAACAAGGCAGTAGGGGTGCAGAATGCAGACAATATGCAGCCTGCAAGCATTGATGAACTAACTATGGTTATGGATAGGGCTAAGAATAAAGCGGAGTGGTATGCCGAGCGATTAACTAAGTATTTATATGCAAATGATACAACTTATCCTTTGTTTTTGAACCAACCCAATTCAGATTTAGCGACCATCTACGCAAAGCAATCTAATTACACAAGTGGTATGCTATTAGATGATAATAGTTGCTGCATGGGTCAATATAATTTCACAGATTTAGAGACTAGTCCAAGTGTAACTGGCAGAGGTTGCACATTCTGCTAATGAACAAAGGAATAAATAAAACAAATATCGAAAAGTTACAAGCATTTATCAAACAACAAAATGAAGTTCATAACACTAAACCAAGTCCTAAACATAATAAGAACAATCTGCAACAACCATCTGCAAATAAATAGTTTTGTTTTTGGTTCGATAACAGATATAAGTGCAAGTGAACAGGAACAGTACACTATGGTTTGGTGCGACATAAACGACAGCCAAATGAGTGAGCGAATGTTTACAATGAATTTATCATTATACGTTTTAGATATTCAACGAGCAGACAATAGCAATGAGATAGATGTATTGAGCGATACGTTAAGCATAGGCAGGGATTTAATCGCAGAGTTAAGCGATCCAATTTACCAAGATTATTTCAATGTGAGATACGATGTAAACTTTGGACAAGTTCGTGAAGGCTTTCCCGATGTAGTGAACGGATGGAAATTAGACATAGCACTTGACTTGATGGAATTAAACGACAGATGTCAAGTCCCAACAATTTAAACAAAAATTTATATATAATATTATGAGTACAGCATTAGAGAAAATTAGCGGAATGGGTGGGTTCTA